CAACACCACATTATAAATTAGCAATTGGTGTTGGTAAAATGTTATCATATATTACATATCAATCTGATGGTGTACAAAATAATTCACCAATCATGGGTAGTTTTACAAGTATCACATTAGGAAGTACTTTAAATACATTATCATCAACTTTGTCAAACGTAACAATTATTTTAGCAAATTCTATTACTCCCGGAACCGGAGGAGGAGGAGGTGGTGGAGGTGGTTCACCACCAACTACGAGCATCAGTTTATCAGATTCACAATTATTATTGAGTACGGTTCAACAAATATACAATCTCATGTACAATTATCCAGCACAAGATACACAGTTTTTTGCAAACTCTCGTAGTGTTATGGATGACTATCATAAAGTGTCACAATTTAGTCACATTGGAGCAACAGAGAACTACTTATTGAATAATTATATTGGTACACCCAAACTATTGTCCAGATTTAACTCATAAATAATAGATGGCAAATATAACAAACATTTATTCAGATTTAGATTTAACCTTTAACCGAGTGCCGGTTACAGGTGATGTTGCTTTGCGTTATGATGGCCAAGCAGTTATCGCATCAGTAAGAAATTTATTGCTAACAAATTTTTACGAAAGACCATTTCAAGCAACAGTTGGCTCAAACATTACAACTTTATTATTTGAACCAGCAACAAATATAACCGCTAGTCTTATTTCAGATGAAATTAAAAATGTTATTCAAAATTTTGAACCTAGAGTGACAATATCTTCACTTAATGTTCAGTTAAATGAAAATCAAAACGCTTTTAATGTGAGTTTGAGTTTTTATGTTGGAAATAATACTATACCATCAACAGTAAATCTAATACTTCAAAGGTCCAGATAATGGCATCTAATACAAATATTCAAGTTTCTAGTCTGGATTTTGGTAATATTAAACAAAATTTTATCAATTATCTACAGGCTCAATCAACATTCAAAGATTATAACTTTACTGGTTCAGCCATGTCTACATTGCTGGATGTGTTAGCTTACAACACACAGTACAATGCATTTTATTTGAACATGGTTGCAAATGAAATGTTTTTGGATTCGGCACTCCAAAGATCATCTGTAATTTCACATGCAAAATTGATGAATTATGTTCCACAATCTGCTATTGGTGCCAGAGCAGAAATAAATTTAACAGTCAACAATATAACCACAACCACATTAACTTTGCCAAAATATACCAATTTTTTGTCAGAGCCAGTCAATGGTGTTAATTACAATTATGTTACAACAACAAGTTCTACTGTTCCTGTAATTAACAACGTAGCGAATTTTAATGGATTAGTATTAAAGCAAGGTGTAGTTAGAAATTATAAATTTACCGTTAATTCATCAAGTAATCCTAATTGTATTTTTGAAATACCGGATGCAAACATAGATACTTCGACACTACAGGTATCGGTTCAACAAAATTCATCCAACAATTCGTATCAAGTTTATAATAAAACAACAGATTACTTGGCATTAGGACCAACAGATACTGTTTATTATATACAAGAAGCAATAAACGGAAACTATCAAATATATTTTGGTGATGGTATCTTAGGTGCAAAACTATCTGATGGCAACATTGTTAATATTACTTACATATCAACATCAGGCGCAGCTGGCGGCCTTGCTAATAATTTTGTATTGATGGACAGCATTTCTGTTAATTCAATATCAACCGTAAAAACAACTCAAAAAGCATCTCAAGGTAAAGATAAAGAAAGTATTGACTCTATTAAATTCCAAGCACCAAAGGCTTTTTCAGCACAAGGTCGTGCAGTTAATAAGAATGATTATATTACCCTATTGCAACAAAATAATTTAGGTATTTCATTTGATGCAGTTTCTGTTTGGGGCGGAGAAGAAAATGTTCCGCCTGTTTATGGCCAAGTATTTGTTTCATTAAAACCAAAAGGATCATACAATCTAACTTCAACACAAAAACAACTATTAATTGAAAATGTATTGAGGCCAATTAGTATGTTGACTGTTGAACCAACTATTGTTGATCCGGATTACACATACATTCAAGTAAATGCTAATGTAGTTTATGACCAAAAGAAAACACCTAAATCAGCATCTGATATACAAAGTGGAGTTAAAAATGCAATTTACAACTACTCAAGTAATAATTTAAATACTTTCAATTCTACTTTTAGTTCATATGATTTACTGAGTGCAATTAATTCATTTGACCAATCAATCATATCTTCAGACTTTACTATTAATGTACAAAAAAAGATATATCCTACGATAGGTTCACCAGCAACATACAGTTTATAATTTAATGGGCCATTACAGCGTGGAGTTTTTTCAAGTACACTAACAAGCACACCAGATATTACAATTGTTAATCCAACAAATATAAGTTCAACGATATCGGCCGTATACCTTGAAGAAGTTCCAACAACTACAGTTGGTGTTGATTCGATTTCTGTTATAAATCCTGGTTATAATTATACAGTAACACCAACTGTTACGATTACAGGTGATGGAACAGGTGCGACTGCAATAGCTACAATCATAAATGGAAAACTTTATTCTGTAACTGTAACAAACGCTGGCGTAGGTTACACAAGTGCGATAGCAACAATCACAAATGGTACTGGTGACACAACAGGACAATCAGCAGCTGTAGTGGTTAATTTACAAGGTCGTTATGGAACAATCAGAAGTTATTATAATGACTCTGTTAATGGTAAAATTATAGTTTCTTCGAACGTAGGAACAATTGATTATACTAGTGGCGTTGTCACATTAACAAACTTTAATCCTTATGCAATCAACAATGCTTTAGGTCAATTGACAATATCAGTTAAACCAACAACAAATATCATTTCTTCAACACTAAACAGATTGATAACAATTGATCCATTTGATCCTGCTGCAGTGAATGTTGTTGCAACAGCAAAAAAGAATTAAGTAAATGATACAAAGTAATCAAAAAACATCACTTCTTGTTCCGTATCAGCTCCCTCAATTTATCAGGGATGATCCAAACTATGCCAATTTTGTTCTTTTTTTGCAGGCATATTATGAGTGGATGGAACAACAAAACAACACATTAGATTCTGCAAAAAGTATATTAACCAATATGGATGTGGATACAACCACATCTGATTTTTTACAATATTTTGTTAATGACTTTATGTCATATTTTCCACAAAATATATTAGCAGACAAAACAAAAGCTATCAAGTTAGCAAAACAGTTATATCAATCAAAAGGTACACCAGCATCTTATCAATTTTTATTCCGAGTACTTTATAATTCTGAAGTTGATTTATTTTATACAAAAGATGCCGTATTGAAAGCTTCAAGTGGTAAATGGTATGTAGCAAAAAGTTTGAAATTGGCTACAAGTGATCCAAATTTTTTAAAAATTCAAAATTTACGTGTATTTGGTAACATTTCAAAATCAATAGCTACAGTTGAAACTGCAATATTTGATGGCTTAAAAACTGAAGTGTTCATTTCAAATATCGAACGTCTATTTCAATCTGGTGAATCTGTTACTGTAGTAGACTCCAACAATCAAATTGTTTATTTTTTGAACGGTTCAATTGTACCGGCAGGAACTGTTGGTTCTGAAAGTTTGACAGCTGTTATTGTTGGACAAATTAGTCAAGTAAAAATTGATCCTGACAATAGAGGGTTAACTTATGTTGGTGGTGACCCTGTTGTTGTTTATGGTGGTTTAAATCCAAAAAATCCAAATCCATTAGGAGCTACAGTTCAAGTTGGTTCAGTAACTTCTGGTGGTCTGCAAGACGTTCAACTTGTTACAGGTGGTTTTGGTTATACTACATCAACACCAAACAATATAATAGGTGGTGCAAACACCTATATGCAATTCACAAATATTGTAGGTACTAGTGCTAAGGCGCCTGTTGTTACAGTTGGTTCATTGGATCCAACAGGAATTGCTAATGTTACATTTATTCCTACAGATAGTATTCAACTAAAACAAAATCATTATATTGGTAATATTGCAGGAAGCTCTGGTGCAAATACTTTAGGTTCAACTGGTCTTTACACACAACAAGCATATCAATTTGCAAATAACTTATCTGCAAATGCAAACACAACTTTAGCAAATGCATTTACATTTACTGGATTTTCAACATTTCCAATTTCTTCTGTTATTGTTCAAAACCAAGGTGGAGGTTTACTCTCACAACCAACATTACAAGCAATTTCAGAATATACGACCGATGTGTATTCACAAACCATACTTTCAAATTTAGGTATACTTGCACCAATTCAAATTATAAATCCAGGCACTGGTTATTCTGCTAATGACAAAATTGCATTTCTTGGTGGTTCTGGTTATGGTGCATATGCAAACGTAACTTCTGTTGCTGCAAATGGTGCTATTTTATCTATTGGTTATATTAGCAACACATTAAACAAAATAACACTGGGTGGTATGGGTTATCAATCCGTATTACCAACTGTGGTCGTTGCAAATGTTGCAACAGGAAATGTTACTACAAGTAATACAAGCAATGTGGTCACCGGTAATGGAACAAGTTTCTTAACTCAATTTAGTAATGGTGCCCTTTTAGTTTCAAATACTAATATCATACTTGGAACAATTCAGAGTGTGGTGAATGCAAATAGTATGATTTTGACGACAAACGCTTCAACGAATTTAGTTGCAAATTCATTTTATTTAGGAACAGCAATTTTAGGTGTATCTGGTATCTTAGGTACAGGTGCTACATTCTCACAAACTTTTGACCGTGTTGGATCAATAACATCTTTTAATATTTTGGAAAATGGTGAAGATTATGTCTCTGCGCCGAGTGTTTCACTTAAAGTTCAAGATTTAATTGTATCTAATGTTATTATAGGTCTTTTGCCTAGTAGAGGCAACAAAATATATCAAGGTGCAAATATAAACACAGCAACTTATATTGCTTATGTTGATTCTATTTTACCTTTGCAAAATTACGCAGATTCGACTAAAAACATATACCAATTAAGAGTTTATAATTATAACTCCAAACCAGTAATTTCATCTCCATTAAAAATTGATTCTTCAGGTTCAGCATTATCATTAGTTTCAAATTATACAACAAACCATAACACAACATTTGCTAATGACAGTACAGATCCAAGATTTGATTCTGCAAATGGTGTAATTACATATGGCGACGGAAATGCTTTAGGTTCTGCAACATTTTTGAATGGTTTGGTTATTAGTAATGGTCAATATCTAGATTCAGCTGGCCAACCCAGTTCTTTTGATGTGATACAAAGTACAGACTATAATAATTACACATATCAAATAACTGTTTCAAAAGAAATTGAAAAGTATCGAGAGGTTCTATTAAACTTATTACATCCTGCTGGTCTAAAAGTTATTGGTCGTATTGCAATGACCTCAAACAACAAAGTGAATTTCTATACAAAAGATGCATTGGTTTCAGGACACACATTAGGTTACTATGCTGGTGTTGCTGCAACCGCTTCAATTTCGAATGGTTCAGCAACTACACCAAGTAACAATATTGTTACTTTAAATAATTTATATGGTGCTAATGCTGCGAACATATTCACTGCAAATTCTTCAGTAATAAGTTTTACATATGGAACAAGACCAACAGATGTGATCAAATCTTTGGTCGTTTCTGTAAACGGAACAGCAAATACTATAACATTGCAAGATAATGTTTGGACATATTTTGCTAATGTTGCTGTGGTTTCTCATACAAACGGAAATAATCAAGTAATAAATATAAAATCATTAACATACAGTTACAATACGGTAAATGGTGGTGTTTATAGTAATACTGCATATCCTGTTATAGATACCATAAGAGTAGGAGATACAGTTTCAGTCAACGGTTCTGCACAAACTGTAGTTACATTCAATTCACCATATACTTCAGTAACTTTAAGTGGGCCATTGAAGAATGGAGCAAATGGATTATTATCAGTAAGTAGGTCTTTCACTTCACTATATAACAATGTTCAAATATTTGGACCAGTGGGAACACAGTACTTTGCAGAATTAGGAACAGAAACCGGAGACACATTAATAACAGAAAGTGGTCAAACACTTCTAATAGGATAAAAAAAATGAGTTCAATTAAAATTTCTCAATTGCCAGCATTTACAAAAATTAATGCAAACACATCAAACACTTTGTTTGTTGGTGTTGATATACCATCCGCACAAACATTCCAGTTTACTGCACACACTTTGGCACAAGGTCTTTATTCAAATGAGACTTTGAGTGTTGGTAATAATCCAAACACTCTTCCGAATACTGTTGCTCAATTCGCTTCGAATGGTGCTTCTTATGTACAAACAAATTTAGTTAATACTGATGATGGTGGTACTGCTGACATTGTTGTTACTGCAAATTCAGGTTCTGGTGGTACTGATGCTGCATACTTTACAGACTTAGGCTTTGCGAATAAAAATGTTCAACCAGGTTTGGAATTTAATAACTTGGGCACAGCATTAAGTCCATTAGATGGTTATCTTTATGTTCAAGGTAACTCTGTTGGTGTTCCGTCAACAGCAAATGGCGGTAATCTAATCATCGGAACAACAACTACAAACACACAGATTAAATTTATTGCTGGTGGTTATAATTCGGGTAACATTGTTGCTATCATTACAGGTGATGGTATTAAGATGGTCAATGGCCATCCAATATTTTTCACAGACGGAACTTCACAAAATACCGCAGCAGCAACTTTTGCATATTCTAATGCTGCATTTGCTGCAGCTAATACCGCATCTAATAATATTACAATAATTCAAGGTGTTGATACAACTCAAAATACTTGGATTGCATCCAATGCAGTTTTTAGTCAGGCAGCATTCAATAAAGCAAATACATCAGTTCAAAACACTGCGGTCATACAATTACAATCATTGACATTAAGTGGAAATCTGATTGCTAACACAGTAGGCCAATCAATTTCCGTTGATACTTTTTTATCAAATAGTGCAACATTTAATAAAAATCTTGTTGTATTAGGCAATTTGTCGGCTAATACATTACTTGGAAATATCTTCTTCTCAAATGTAACAACGATAACAACGCAAGCAAACTCAATTCTTTGGACACAACAAGCTGGCGTTGTTTCTCAACAAACAGGACAATTATGGTATTCTTCAAATACTCAATCGTTGGTGCTAGATACTGATATTGCAGGAGATAGACCATCAATTTCAAAAGTTCTTTTCTTTAGAGCATACAATAACACAGGCGCAACAATTCCAGCCAACTCATTTGTCAGATTGACTGGTGGTATAACAGCAAACTTAATTCCTTATATTGCATTGGCAGACGCAACAAGTGCAGCAAATGCTACCGTTGCAGGTTTTGTTTCGAATGGTATCACTAACGGCGCATATGGTTTTGTTTATTCTTCTGGTCTCGTTGAAAACTTTAATGCTTCTGGTTTAGGTGTTGGTGGCGATGTTCTATATCTTTCTGCATCACCAGGACAATCTTCCAACGTAGCACCAACAGGTTCAAATACTGTTGTTCAAGTTGCTAGAGTATTATCTAATGATCCTGTGTATGGTAAGATTTCAGTACAAATTCAATTGAGACAAGCATATGGCAGAACAAACGGACAAATGTTGTATGTTTATGCTAACAACATTGTTAGTAGCAATACAATTAGTGTTAATGATGCAACAGGAACAGTAAACGCAAACACAATTATTGCAAATACTTTTGTGTATGGTTCTGCAACTGCAAATGCAATGGTAACACAATTAACTAGCAAATCTACAGCAGTTACTGCAAACGGAATGTCTGGTCAAATTACGATGCATAATGCAGCACTTGCAGGTCAAGGATACGTAACATTTACAGTCAATAACAGTTATGTTAAACATGTTAATGACATACCTTTTGTCGCTATACAAAACGGAGTAACGACACCAAATCCATATCAGGTGTGTGTTGGTGGTGTTGCTGTTGGTAGTTTTAATATTTCAGTATACAACTCTGATTCCGGTGGCGGTTCTTCACATTCAGACGCAATTGTATTAAATTGGGGTTTAATCGGAGTTGGTAATTAAGGGATAAATAGACCATGACAACATATTCCAATTTAAATTTACTTACAAACAATGCAAAAATAAACCAAATCATTTTGGATTACTATGCACCTGTTTCGAAAGTTCAAAATTCAGTATTCAATACAACATATGCTTTTTTAGGTAAAGAAGATCCTTGGACATATGCACCTGATAATACTACTGAAATTCCAACGCAACCAACACAAGATCAAAAATACTTAAAAAGTGTGTTTAAAAACATGTTTGCGGCCAAGTTATTAAACACAAGTAATATTCGTCCCGTCATTCAAAGAATTGATTGGGCAAATAACACAAATTATTTTGCTTATAGTGACAATGTGGATTTGACAGCGAAAGATTCAAATGGTTTATTGATTAACAATTTCTACGTTAAAAATCGTTATGACCAAGTTTTCAAATGCTTAGCAAATAATAATGGTGGAATCTCCACCCAAGAACCTTATTTCCAACCAGGTTCTTATGGTACAAATAACATATACCAAGATAATGATTATTACAAATGGAAATACATGTATACTATTGATGCGGGCAGCAAAAAAAGTTTCATGGATTCTAACTGGATGCCGCTTCCAACAAGTTTTAATACACCACAACCATATCTGACTACTGCGGGTTCTGGAGACATTGAGGTTATCAATGTGACGAACGGAGGAAGTGGTTATGATCCAGTTAATACTTATGTTGTTGTTACTGTAACAGGAGATGGGTCTGGTGTAATAGCAAATGTAACATCTTCACAAGTTGTAAATGGTGTAATTAAAGATGTTGTGGTGAAAGCGGGATATGCTGGTTCAAACTATACTTACGCAAACGTTTCAATTGTTGCTTATACTTCATCAAACTTAGCAATTATTTCACCAACAAGCTCGGGCGCAACAGCTATAGCTCCCATTTCTCCTGTAGGTGGCCACGCATATGATCCAATTTCAGAATTAGGTTGCAGTAACATTATGTATCAAGTTGAATTTAATGGTACAGAAAAGGATTCATCAGGAAAAGATCAAATACCTGTTGATGGTGTAAATTATAGACAAGTTGGTTTATTGGTACAACCACAAATATATGGATCAAGTGGCGCAGTTTTAGCTAACGGTACAATTTATAATACATCGACACAATTAACATTATCTAGTGGTGCAGGTAACGTTTATATTGCTGATGAGGTTGTTCAACAATTTGATATCAATAACAACATTGTATTCTCAGGAACAGTATTGAGTTTTAGTACATCTACGAATGTTTTACAACTGATAAATACAAAAGGTTCATATGTTATTGGACAATCGATCACAGGTTATACATCTGGTGCTTCTAGAACAGTATTTTCAGCATCATTACCATCACTAATACCATTTTCAGGATATATTACATATATAGAGAATAGAGCTGGTGTTCAAAGAAGTTCTGATGGTATCGAACAATTTCGTTTTATTCTAGGTTATTAAAGGAAAAAAATGGCAATAAATTTTAATGTAGGTCCGTATTACGATGACTTCGATCCATCTAAAAATTTTCATAGAATTCTTTTTAAACCCGGAGCGGCAGTTCAAGCTCGTGAGTTGACACAATCACAGACCATATTACAAAATCAAATTTCAAATTTTGCAAGTGCAATTTACTCGCAAAATACTCCAATATCTGGTGGACAAGTAACACTAAATCAAAATTGTTACTATTTGAAATTGAATGGTACATTTAATGGAACAACAATAATTGCTGGAAACTTTAAAGATCAAATAATTCAAGATGCATCCGGAATTGTATTAGCTAAGGTTATTGCATCATCCGAATCAACCTCAACATCAACTTTAGCAGGTGATCCACCAACATTAATTATCTCATACCTTTCAGGACAAAAATTTACTGATGGTATGACAATACAAACCACAAGTGGAACAACATATTATGCTTCCGTTGCAACGTCAACAACAACAAGTAGTTCTACTGGCAGATCATCAACAGCTTCAATTGCAAATGGTGTTTTTTATGTTGTGAATGGTTATTCAGTTTCGAATAGCACCGGATTAAATTATAACATTGGAAATTTTGTACAAGTTAATCCACAAACTATAATTTTAGATAAGTACGGCAATACTCCAAATAATCGTATTGGTCTGCAAATTACAGAAACAATTTATGATTATGTAAGTGATTCTTCATTACTTGATCCTGCTACAGGAGCATCAAATTATCAAGCACCAGGTGCAGATCGTTATGTTATTACATTAACTTTGGTTAAACTACCATTGACTGTGGGAAATGATAGTAATTTTATTGAATTGGTTCGTGTGAATAATGGTAATGTTGTTAAACAAGTGGATGGCACAGTTTACTCAACTATTGATGATTATTTTGCTAAACGAGATTATGAGACCAATGGTGACTATATTGTTAATGATTTTAAGTTAACACCTTCAGCAAATACTGTTTCAAATTCGGTTTATGATTTGAGTATAAGCAAAGGTCTTGCATATGTGCATGGTTATAGAGTTGAAAACCAATCTACTTTAAAAATCACAAACAATAGAGCACAAACCAGTGCAAACATTAGTAATAATCCTGTTTATGCCGATTATGGTAATTACTATGTTGTAGATTCATCAAATGGCGTTTTTGATATTAGCACAATGCCACAAGTTGATTTGCATTGCGTTCCTGCTGCAAGTATTAATACTTCACCAGGTATAACAGGTTATTCATCAACTCTAGTTGGTACTGCATTTATACGCAATTTTAACTATGTTTCTGGTACAGGATCAAACACCAAGAGTTACATCTATAACGCATACATTTCTGACATTACAGCAAACACACTGTCAGGAAACGTTTCATCTACAGGCACACTTACAACTTTCAGTATCTTTGATGTGACTGGTGCATTCTCTTCTGCAAATAATGCTTATTTGAATGTGAACGTTTTGATTAACACAGGTGGTGTTACTGATACAAAAAATATCACAGCATATAACGGCGCAACAAAAACGATTACTGTAGATTCAAACTTACAAGTGGTGCCCACAACTTCAACAACTTTCACATTGTTGTTCCAGAGTTATGACGTTGAATCTATTGTACAAAAAACAGGTACAACTTCTTATACTCTAAGTGCAAACGTTAATATTAATACTGCTTCAGGT